GAGATGAAGCATCACCAATACAACCAGGTGAGTTTAAAGATGTAGATGCACCAGGTGGTAATTTAAGAGATGCATTCTTCCCATTACCATACAAAGAACCATCACAAACATTATTAAATCTTTTAGGTATAGTTGTACAAGCAGGTCAAAGGTTTGCGGCTATTGCTGACATGCAAGTCGGTGACGGAAACCAAGGCGCAGCTGTTGGAACAACAATTGCATTACTTGAACGTGGTTCAAGAGTCATGAGCGCAATACACAAAAGATGTTATGCAGCGATGAAAGATGAATTTAAATTATTATCAAAAGCTGTTGCACAATATTTACCACCAGAATATCCATATGATGTTGTAGGTGGGCAAAGAAATATTAAACAAGCAGACTTTGACGATAGAATAGATATTGTACCAGTAGCAGATCCAAACATATTTTCTATGTCGCAAAGAATTACACTTGCACAAACACAATTACAGATCGCAACTAGTAATCCTCAGTTACATAATATGTATCAAATATACAGAAATATGTACGAAGCAATCGGTGTAAAAAATGTTGATGCAGTATTACCAGCTCCAGCACCAAACGCACCAATGGACCCAAGTTTAGAGCATATAAACGCTTTAGGTGGCAAACCTTTTCAAGCTTTTCCTGGTCAAGATCACAGAGCACACATTACAGCTCACTTAAATTTTATGTCTACCAACATGGTAAGAAATAATCCTGCTGTAATGGCTGCAATACAAAAAAATATTTTAGAACACATATCAATTATGGCTCAAGAACAAGTTCAATTAGAGTTTAGAGAGCAAATGATGCAGATGCAACAGTTACAAATGCAGGCAGCTATGAATCCACAAGTAGGACAACAGCTACAAGCACTTACAAATGAGATTGAAGCAAGAAAATCTGTGTTAATTGCAGAGATGACAGAGGAATTTATGAAAGAAGAGAAAAAAATTACCTCACAATTTGACTCTGATCCACTTTTAAAACTAAAAGCAAGAGAAGTTGAT